TAGAGTAAGTGCCATTGCAGCTCCTGAAGCTGTGCTTATTATTGCTTGTGCTATTTGTAATTTTTTGTTGGTTTCAAAAGCTTTCCTTGCAATTCCCTCTTTCTTTGCTTCCATTGTAGCAATTTTTTGTAGAGATTCTTTAGATTTACCGTCTAATCTTTTCTCGGCTTCAATCTGTTTATCTACTTCACCAATTTTTTGTTTTGAGTCTGCCGCTAGGACTTGCGCAAAGCCTGCTATAACTCCTCCGACTGCTTGAGCTGCCGCGGCAAATTTTAATAAACCTGCTGTTTTTTTACTGATCCCGTCATCGTTACTATTTCCTTCTTTGTCAAATGTACCTGCTTCAGCCGCCTCAATAGCAGCAAAACTCTGCCCTAGCTTGGGTCCTACTTCTGCTATAGTAGCAATAAAATTAGATAGAGCTCCAATTACTGCACCTTCTTCTCCAAAGATTTCAACCATAGAATCCCCAAAATCTCTCATTCCTGATGCGCCGACGAGTAGTTTTTCATTTAATGTGTCTATTGTACCAGTACTAGTTAAAAATGCTGCAGAGATAGCCTTACTTAGACTTGTATCTATCAAATCTGATCCGAATACATCTTGAAAATGCTTGGCTAGTATATCTACACCAGTTTTGCTCCCCTCATCGATTTCTTTTTGTAATTGTTCTGAAAGCCCTTTAAACGTCTCATTATTATCGTTAATTAAAGAGGTAGCCTCTTTAGGTTTTATCAAGCCTGCGGCTTCATATGCTCTTATTTGTGCATTTAGTAGTGTTTTTTGTATTTTGACAGAACTTAATTCTATCCTTGCTTTTTCCTTTGCAAGATCTACTTTATCTGCTTCTGCTCGTACCTGTAACGCTAGATTAGTTATTGGATCAACAGTTTTTCTTCCGGATCGTGCCGCTGAGTTCTTTAATTCAACTTCATTTAGTTTTGCAGCAAATGCTACTCGTCTTTGTAATAGTTTAATTGCAGTTTGCTGAACTGCAATACCCGCCATTCCTACATTTGCTGTAGATTGTGCTATGTTGAGTTCTTCCTGTAAAGATATATTTTTTGCTTCTTGTAGCTGTATCTCAATTGCAGTAATTTCCTTATTTGTTAATTTTAAGTCTACAGCGTTTTTGAGTCTATCTTCGAGCGTTCCTAGTACCCCCAAGGATTCTTTTTCTGCGTCCGTTATGTCCAATGAATTTGCAAGTATTTTATTCCCAGTATTAAAGGTTTCTTCCCTAAGGTCCAGGGTTTGGTCGAGTAGTTGGTTTTGAATTACTCCTGCGTCTTTGCTTTTACCCATAACACTTTTTTCAACTGCTTTTAATGCTTTAATTTTTTCTAACTTTCCTTTTCTTAATACTTCTAATTTGTTAATTTCTATTAGCATAAATCTTGTTTTCGCAAAGGCTTTGTTACCTTCTTCTGTTATTTTTACTTCGGAATCATCAAATTTACGTTGTGCTGCTACAACACCTAGGTGTTCTCTACCTGTTGGCTTTTCTGTTTTACCTGATTTGACATCTTCTAATTCTTTTTTTGCTTTGTCGAGGTCATCTTTTGCTTTATTGAAGTCTTTTTGTGCTGCTGTAAAGGTTCCCCCTAGTAATGTTCCAACAGAAGCTTGTACTCCTGAAAAAGCTGCTGCAAGTTCACTAATTCTTTCTGAGCCGAAGGCTTTTTCTTGTTCTTCATTTATACCTATAATGCCTTGTGCAAAGCTATCAAAAGCAGAAATAATATCTGAAGCTGCTGTTTTTGGTAAAAATTTCTGCAGAAACTGTGATGCTACTTTTTCTGCGTCTACTAGTGCGGTTGTAAAACCTGCGACAGCTCCATTTAAATCTCCAAATTGTTCTTGTATGTCATCTACAAGGTTACGTGCAGCTTTTAATGCTCCTTCAGCATCACCGTCTGCTAATGCTTTTTTGAAAGGACCAAGTCCTTTTACGGCTGCTTCTGCATAGGCAGGAATATCGCTAGTAAGTAATCCTTCTAAGGCTTCTACTTCTGCACTCTGATCTACTTTAAATAAAGTTAGTAAAGCTGCGTTTGACTTTTCTGCTAAGTCAGGTAATTTTGTATTTAATAATTTTTCAAGTTCTGCTAATGCTTCTTTTGAAGTATCTAGTGCTACGGACGAAATATTGCCTGAGAGAGAGTTATCGCCCGCTCCTTCAAATTGAGAGTTAAAAGCTCCCATTTGAATTCCCCCACCTGATACTCCTGTTTCTCCTAGCTCTTTTCTTTTTTCTACACTTTCTTTTAATTTATCGTTGATTTCTGTTATTTGATTTGATAATATTGCAGTTGTTCTTAATTGAAGTGCACTTGCAGGACCTGCACCTTCAATAGCTTTATTATATGCAAGTGCTTTATCTGGTAATCCATCGAGAATTTTCCCTAGTTCTTTGAAAGATTTATTATAAGCTAGTCTTTCTTTTGTATTATAAAATTTATTGAATAAAAGAATAGCTCCACCTATAGCTACTGCGACTAAGCCTATTATAGGTAGAAATTTTACAAAGCCTGCTGCAAGTATACCTAAAGAGCTTGTAAGTCCTTTAAAGGTGAATTTTAAAAGTTCATTTGCTTTTGTTAAGCCACCTGCATTTTTTAAAGCTTTTGCAGATCTTTTTGCTTTTTTACCAAGTTCTTTACTATTCCTGCTAAGTGCTGTTCCTAAACCTATCTCGCCTGCTGTAAGTGATTGCATTGTTTGTGCACTTCTTTTAGAAAAAACTGCGTCTACTTTTGATAGTTTGCTTGCTATTTGTTTTTTTGTTCCTTGTGCCCGAGCTACTTGTAGAGCTCTCTCTGTAGCGATTTGCTCTTGAATTACTTTAAGTTCTGCTTTACGAATCGTAATAGTTTTACTTGCAGCAGCATCTCCCATTCGTAAACCTTTAATTCTAGCAGCTTCTTGTATTCGTAGTCTTTTTATGGAAGCGCTTAAATCGGTTGTTCCTTTTTGTTGTGTTTTTACAGCTTTCGTATAAGAAGTTCCCCCTAGTGTAAAAGCTTTTCTTTTGCTTTCTAGTGCGGCGACTTCTAGTTTGGAACTATTTTTTAATGCTTGTGCGTCTTTTAACGACTCTTTAGCTCTTACTGCGGCTTTTGCGCCCATTGTTCCCAGAGCAGGTATTATTTGAGTAGCAATTGTACTACCAAATATAAGCATAGTTCCTGAGAGAGCTAGGGTGCTGTTTGCAAGAAAATTTACTACCTTCTCTAGTCCTGTGCTTTCGTTTATAAATGAGAATATATCTTTTGTTAAGTCTCCGAAAGTTGCTCCTAATATTTGGTATGCAGTGGGATCAGCAGAATCTGCAATATCCCCGAATTTTGCTTCTCCTTGTACTAGAATCTCATTCATGAAGGCTTGCCTTCTTTCCATTTGTGTTAAAGAGCTTACACCTTTTCCTAGTTGTGCAGCGTATTTTTCTACCGCATCATCTAAACGGACCATAATACCCAATTCATCCAAAATTTCAGGCTCTAGTTTAATAGCACCTCGTGTTAGCCTATCAAACGCGTCTGGTAAGCTTCTTCCTAATGTAAGCGCAGCTCCTTTTGCAACTCTTGCGAGTCCTTCTAATTCTACTTCTCCGAAACCACCAGATATACCAATAGCTGCTGCACTAGATGCTTCTTCTAAAGTTAGTGCCATACCTGTGGCTTCTCGTAAATTATCGGCAAGAATACTTAAAGTTCGACCAGATTGATTTCCTACAATCTCTAGTCCTTCTCTTAGTTTCTGGAATTCGGCTGCTCTTGATAGAGCGTTAAATGCAGCGGATGCTGCAAAAACGTTGGCGGCTAATGTTGCGTATGCACCTACAAGAGATGTTCCTCCACCTCCGCCAATGGTTTGTGATAGTTTGGAAAAGTTTTTAGTCTGGTTAGCGGTTTGAATAACACCTTGTTTTTGGCGACCGTAGTTCTTCTGTTGAGTCTTGTCAAGGTTCTTTGTACTTTTATCAGTTTTGTCTATATTTTTAGCAAGTTTTCCTTGTTCTTGCTGTACTACTTTAAAACCTTTAGAAGTTACTACTACTTCAAATGCTACTTTATTTGCCATTAATGTTTTCTATTTGCTTTATCTCGTTCAGCTTTAATTCTTTGCTGAGACTTTTCGATAGCTCTACCGTCTAACCACAGTAATAGGTCAAAAACATAATCTTCCATATGTTTTTCAATACCAAATTTTTTAAATAAAAATTTGAGATTAGTATAATCTTTTCCTACATATCCAATATCTGCATAAACTCTGTCTCCTAAAGAATGAAACAGGTTTACACTATGTAAACATAATTCTGGAAAATCTTCCCAATCATTAGGACACTTTTCCCAGTCGGGTTCTTCACCCATTTGCTCCATCATTTCCAAGTATTGATCCTTGGTCATTCCTACATCTTGATTATCAAGAAATATCTTTAGTCTTTTCTGGAGTTTTTCCTTGTTCCTTGTTGCGAAAATTTTCTAAGTCAAAGACTACCTCATTGAGCCAGTTGTCAAACTCAGTTGAGTTTTCAACTAACGATTGTGCGTTTTCTTCTGAGAACTCCATTTCTGATTTCTCGTCTTGTCCTTTTAAGTCAACAAGTAGTAAATCTTGTAAAAAGCCTAATTGTAGTCCTTTCCAGTTTTTAACTGTTGATCTTGTAAATTCAACAATAAATTTTTCGTCATTCAATTCGTCTTCAAATTGACGAGTCTTACGATTAAATTTATTAATTGTACACTTCTTACGAAGATTTGTTAATTCTTTTCTTGAGAGATTTGCAAGTTCTACTTCAAATCCCATTAATCCTGGGAATTCTACCCAAGTAGTTTTACTATCTACTAGTAATGATTTTAAATCCATGGTGTTATATCTCCTAATATGTTATAACGGTTGATAAGTTTGCAGGATTGCCTACCAAACGGTAGTCAAAAGTCTGCGTGAATACGTCTGCGACATTTACTCTTTTAGTAAACATACAATCTGTTAAGTTTGCATGTAAAAAAGTACTGCCATTGACTATAGTTTTAATACTAACTGAAGTCTCTTCATTAAAACTTTGTCCAGCGCTTGAAGTACTGTCTGTAACATATTGAACTATGTTGCCAGATACAACTCTCCTTCCTAGTGTAAAACCTGAAGGGTACATTGCGTTTGAAGCACTTGTAACTGAAAGACTATTATGTAATGTTTCGTAAGGTGTCCATTCTATTTCATTCTGAACACTTAGAGTAGCAGATATTATATTTGCAACATCTGTTTCTCCAACTTCTACATCAATAATTGATAAGGTGGGAGTTCTTGTCGAACTAGCACTAACCAGAGAACCTGGTAGTGAATAAGAAGCATTTCCTACTCTTTCCAACTTTTGCGCTTGCCCGGCAAGGTTCAAAGTTGTAGCTGATCCTTTACTTAAATTAAAGTCGCCGTTTAATAAAACGCACTCATTTAATTTAAAAGTACTCTCACTAGACACGATATAGAGGTCAAACGTATTAATTCTTGTTTGTCCTTCTGTTGAATCGTAGTCTGTCAAAAGACTTTTTACAATAGTTTCATCTTTCTCCGTAGTTAGATAAACTGTAAAGCTAAAATCTGCTGGATTTGCTTTTGTAATACTTGTTCCCTGAAACATTTTTGTCTGATCGTGTAAAGTCTTAACTTCATAAGCATCTTCCGCAAACGTCTGTGAGAACGACACGTCGGGAGCCGTTACCAATAAGTAACGGTTCCCTCCATGTACGAGGTGTACTTTACTTTCTTTAAGAAAGTTGTACTTTGCCATTGTTATACAGCGTGGTCTGTTGTGTACTGGCTATCTGTATGAGCTGTTAAGCCTTTATACTTGACAGTCATTTCGTCACCTTCTAAGAGGGTGGTTCCATGAGCTGAGAATTCTACAGAAGTAGAAATAATATCACCAGTTTCTAATGTTGGTACTTGCATATGTGCCCTTGGAATATCAAATTCCACTACAGGAGTAGCACTTGATGCTCCACCCATAAATAGACTCATATTAAATACGTTACTTACAAGGTCAGTAGCTGCAGCCATGTCACTAAGCAATTGGTTTGATCCGTTTGATTTAGTGTCTAAGTAGCAGGTTAAATTACCTGTAATAGTTCTTGCTCCAGTAAAGGAACCAATTGATTTGTCAATAACACCTAGTGTTTCAGGAGTTACATATGTAACATTATTAGCAATAGTAATACTACCACCAGTTATGTTAATGTCATATGTTCTCGCATCTAAACCACCAGAAGCTTTACCGCCACCTTGTACAGCTGCTTGTAAAGTTAATGTTGACAATTTATTTCTTAAGTAATCAGCATCATCTGGACCAGTACTATCAGCATAGTTATAACCTTCTGCAAACGTAGCTACTTTCGTCTCTCCGTCAGTTCCGTCTACTTCTGTAGAGTTACCACTTGCACTGGAAACTGTGTTTCCAACACTTATAGCAAGAGCTTTTGAAGGGTCTTCTATAACTTCTGTTACTTGGTCAATAGTGGTTGCGTTTCCAGACCATGATAGTTGAGCAATTCCATCAATAGAAAAGTCAATTTCGCACTGGTTAACCTGTGCATCATTTAGTCTGTAAGTTGTGTTTTCAAGAGCAAAGAATATATTAAGTTTTAATAATTCATGATGCTCTGATCGTACAAAAGATACATCAGCATCAGTACCATCTACTGTTACTGCTGGTGCAGATGTTCCTGTTAAGGCACCATCTGTAATATCTTTACCTGCGATAGAGGCCCATAGAATGTTTTCAACCATGTCATGATCGCCTGCTTCTCTCCAACTGTTTGTTCCATGTTTGAATGGTCGTACATAAGTACTGAAACTCCATTCTGCAGGTGGTAATGAATCATTGAATCGTTTTGATCCACGATTTGGTGTTGCACCAGCTTCGTTAATTGTAACGTCTGTTGCTTCACTTCCTTGTGAAAAACTATATCCATCCAAAACACCTACTCTGAAAGTATTTATTTTCTTAGCATTTGCATTTCCACCATGAGTACCGTTACCCTTGAATAGTCCTGTTGCAACTCTTGTTCCATCAGCTGTTGTCGTACCTGTAATACCGTTAACTTTTAGTGTTAAACCATTTGTACCACTTCCACTGGTAGCTGATGAGGTCAATACTTCATTGTCCGCAATTCCAGTACCTCGGAAGTTATTTGGTAAGTAAAGACTAGTAGCTCTGCCACTAGTGACCGCGGCTACGATTGCTTTGAAACCTTTATTAAAAGTTACAATGTCGCCTACAGCGTGACTTGCGTTAGTTCCACCGATTACATCAATAGTCTTAACTGACCCACCACTTACGTGTACTCCATTTACAGAGCTGACAAATACTTTCGTATTTCTCGATAAATTTAAAGCCATTTTGCTTTCTCCGTTTTTTTAATGGAAAGGGTGCGGCTACATTATTATGTGCCTAACCTGTTTCCTAATATCGTACTCGGACTGTCATTTCCCCAATTCCTAAAGGAGCGATAACTCCTTCGTCAGTACTTATACTTCCTATTGTTATGGAAGTAGTACTGAGACTTGGGTCGACTGTGTCGTCGTACACTAAACCATCATTATCATCTATGACTCTTTCGATGTCGTCTAGTAATAATGCTAGTGTTTCTTGAGTATCATTGTTATCATGAATGTATACTCGTATTGTTAAATCTAGCAATCTCCATTTGAATGCACTGGGTAAGTATTCTCTGAATTCGTCCCCTGCTACTATGCATACTTTTGGATACTGCTCTATCTCGTCTAAAAATTTTAAATGTCCGTCTACATTGTCGGATACATTTGAATTATATGGATGTTGTCCATTAATCAGTTTAATCTTATTTACAAGAGCATCTACAACTTTTTTTCGTTTTGTTCTGCTTACCATTATACTCTCCTAAGTGTAAATTTTGTTTCTAGCCTTGCTGCTGCTAGTTCTCTTATACTTTTTTCTATAAGAGGTCTTGGGTCGAACCCTGCTGGATAGTCTCTACTATCTTCAAAAACTCTATATGCATTATTATAACTATAATCCATATGTATCTGGTTACCTACTGCCATTGCATTTGTTACTTGAGCAGAATCAGCAAATCGCCCAGTTTGATTAATTAAGGAAGGTCTTCCCATATTACCTTTTACGGTTTTACTTAATCTACTATTTACAAAAGCTCTTGTTTCAAAAGCTTTTTGCATTAAATTATTTCCTGCTCCGCTTTCAAGATTTCCTGTCTTTGTTGTTTTTGCAGGATTTTTAACTAATGAAGTTAATTGTATTCCCTCTATCCTTATTTTTCTTTTTTTAAGTTTTTCTGAACTTTTTACAGTGTCTTTCTTTTTAGACTTCGGAG